ATGATCACCGACACAAAGCTCAGGAAGGAGCTCGGCAAGAAAAGAGATGATATCGAGATTATTTCTGATTCGCACGGGCTCAACGCCAGAATCAGCCAGGCCGGAAAAATATCATTTTTCTATCGGTATCGCTGGGCCGGTAAAGCGGTAAAACTCAATGTTGGTGATTATCCTGCAATGAGTATCACCCAGGCAAGAGAGCGTCGCCAACAATTCAGAAACTGGTTAACTGAGGGACTGGATCCGCGAGAGCAGGTGAAGCTGGATAAGCAGACCCGACAGGAAGCGATGTCCGTTGCCGAAGCGTTCAATTACTGGATTGAAAGGCACTGTATCGCTAACGGGCTAGTTAAAGTCGATTACTATCGCCAGGTGTTTGAGAAACATATCGCCGAACCGATGAAGAATGTCAAAGTCGATAACACAGCGAAAATGCACTGGATCAACGTCTTCGATTCTATAGAAAGCAGGGTGATGGCTCATTACATGCTTTCGCTGTGCAAACGGGCGTTTAGGTTCTGCGTTAACAGAAGTGTGATCGCCTCAAACCCACTCGAGGGATTACTGCCATCTGATGTCGGGCAAAAGCCTAAAAAGAGAACTCGCAGGATGGACGATGACGATCTGCGCAAAATCTATCAGTGGTTGAAAAGCCATATGTCGATAGAGTCCGTTTTCCTGGTGAAATTTATTATGCTTACCGGATGCCGTACGGCTGAGATTCGACTTAGTGAGAGATCATGGTTTCGATTGGATGATAATGAGTGGGTCGTGCCTGCGGGCAGTTATAAAACTCGGGTACATATTAGAAGGGGACTCTCAGACGCCGCCGTTAACCTGGTCAGAAATCACCTCAAGAAAATAAACACCAATCACCTGGTGACTTCACAACGTAAAATTGATGGCGGGATCAAAGATTCGCCCGTTCATTCACCTGTGGCATCCAATTACGCCCGTTCTATTTGGAATGGAACAGGTATGGCAGAGTGGTCGCTTCATGATATGAGGCGGACGATAGCCACAAATCTCTCTGAGTTAGGTTGCCCGCCGCACGTAATTGAAAAGCTGCTCGGGCATCAGATGGTGGGGGTTATGGCGCATTACAACCTTCATGACTATATCGATGATCAGAAACACTGGCTCCGCGTTTGGCAGAGCCATCTTGAAGAGATCATCGGAGAGCCCTTCAGTTAATTTATCTTCTTTTTATCCTCCCACTCTTTGATTGACTCAGAGCGCCAGCGGTTAGGGTTGCCGGGCCAGTCAGGGGGTGGGAACGGGCATACGAAGCCCCGAGGCATTGTGTCTGCACTTTGCCATGACCAAAGGGTTTTGCGTGAAATTTTGTAGCGACTGGTCAGGTCTGACGTTACCAAAATATCATCCATAGCTCTCTCCAGTTGCCCGTTCGGGCCATTCAAAATCTTTTTCAACCAACCTGCCCGGGCAGGGAGCGGAGACGGCGCATGCCGGTCATCGCTGTGGCCACGTAGCTCGCCTTTCGGTTCACCACCTCCACCCAGACTTTCACGCCTTCAACCTTCACCGTATAAGTCTCTTTCATCTTGCTTCGCCCATAGTCGCCATATGTTTGCAAGTGAGCTGCCAGCGCAACATCGCAAGCGCGGCGACCAATAGGTGATTGCTTACTGCGATTAATCAGCTTCATCATCACTGCACTCCCAAAGTGGCTACGACATCACTCGCTGTTTCGCGGGTACTGCCTTTGCTGGATATAGCCCGGCGAGCACTGACGCGGTGCAGCGTGAAGCCGTGCTGTTCGTAAAGTTCAATTACGCGAGGAGCGGTAGAATTGCTGATCACCACTTTTGCCCCCCGCTGGTGGGCTGCCACACAGCTTTCCGTAAGTTCTACCTGGCTATCCCATGAGAACCCACCAGCCGCGTAGTTAGTGAAACCAGCGGTGCCGGGCAGCGGTTCATAAGGCGGATCGCAGTAAACGACGTCACCATCACCTGCCAGCGCGATCGTGCGCCTGAAGCCTGCATTCATGAATACGCATGCGTGAGCCTTCCGCTTAAATGCCCTGATCTCTTCTTCCGGGAAATATGGCGCTTTATATTTCCCAAAGCCGACGTTAAAAAAACCGTCCAGGTTATAACGGATCAGCCCGTTGAAGCAGTGCCGGTTGAGGTAAAGGAGCGCTGCTGCGCGCTCAACCGCATCCAGCCGCTGCGCGTTGAATGCTTCACGAATTACCGTGTAGTTTTCGGCATCATTCAGATGCCTGAATGCCTTCATTGCCTCATAGATCACCGAGTCGGGGACCACCGCCAGCATCTGATACAGGTTAATCAGGTCAGCGTTGACGTCAGCCAGAAGAAAGCGTTCGTGCTTGTCTGAGTTAAGGAACACCGAGCCGCCACCCACAAAAGGCTCAATAAGGCGTTTACCTGCGGGGATCAAACGATCCAGTTCCGGCAGCAGCGAATATTTGCCTCCAGCCCATTTAAGGAACGGGCGCTGCCAAGTGCGCGGCTCTGTTTCCGTCTCTTGGCGCGATATCTCCGCACAATAACTCATGCAGCCACCTGCTTTTCGTTAAGTTCTTCTGCCAGTCGTTGCGCCTTCAGTGGGTTGGTAACGACATCATCCCACGGTAGCAACCACCCGTTTTTCTCTTTGAGCCAGGGAAGGCGCACCGCGCCAACCCTGATTTCGTCCTGTGTGTGCGTCATAACGCATAGATAGAGTGAGAAGGGAATGGAAGACCGATCGGCGCAAACGGGATATCGTCGTCAAAGTCTACCGGTGGCTGACCGCTGTTCTGCTGCAAGCGAGACTGTGGTGCGCCTCCAGTCTGATTTGCATAAGGGTTACCGCCATGTTGGGCATTGCGCGGACCAGAGAACTGCGTGCCGCCGTGGATACGTTCGTCCTTATCCTTCATCGACAGTTCAAGCGCGGCGATCGCTTCTGCCGGGGCATTTTCAGCGTGCTCGGCGTAGGTTTTACGCGTTCCCGGCTGGAAAACGTGGCGCACTTCGAACTTGTAGCCGTCACCGCCGTCGTTTTTGGTGTACAGCACTTTCTGGAGGAACAGGCCCACCTTTTTGCCAACCAGTGCCGGGCAGTGCCATTCGATGCCGTTTTGACCCTGTACCTGTTGCGGTTGCGCCTGTTTGACCTGGGCGACCCACATCAGCGCTGACACCAGCCCCATGCCGAAAGTCTGCTGGCCGTCTTTGCCGAGGAAGTTAATGCGCAAGTAATTTGCTTTTGCCCCGTTCGAGTCCAGGCTGAGTTCGAGCGCCTGGGATTGGCTGCCATCTTTCCCGAAGGTGTACACCGCAGAAACGATTTCGCCCTCGTAAGCGCCGGTTTCGCTGATCCCGCCTGTTGCGCCAGCTTTCTTCGCCATCTCAGCCGTTTCGTTGTTCCACATAAAAGTCATTGGTTGGTTCATCGTTAAATCCTCAAAGTTACAATTCGGTCATAAATTCGGTGATAGCCACGTCTACGGCGTGGAGGTCGTTGTCCATTTCCGTCTGGTCCGGGAACAGGTCGGGCGGCGCTTTGGCGGTGTCGTTGTCATCGCCTTTGATGAGAAAAACGTGTTTACCGTCCTTCTTGATGGCGCGCAGCACGATGGAGAAATAGCCCTCTGGAGTCAGCTTTTCGTTGAGCATCTTCCCGGTGGTCTTCATGCGGATCTTTCCCTCGGTCTCTTCGGTGTGAGCCAGGAAATAAACGCGGAAGTCGTCCGGCAGCTCGGTGGCCGCCATGATGATTCGCCAGATGTGATCTGCCATTTCGGTGAATTTGGCATAGCCGGTCTGGTACGCGCGGTTCATGTTCTCGTGCTGCATGACCACCTGGAAATCGTCGATGATCAGGACGCGGCGCGTTTTCGACTGCACCATGCGATAGATGGTGTCCAGCACCGTTTCCCAGTTATCCGAGCGCAGAACGTTACCGCGCTGTTTGCTTCCGTCTGGCAGCAGCTTGCCGTGAAGTTTCCAGCCCGCAGACTTGAACGGCAGCATTTTGGGAATGCACTGGAGCAGCATCACATCGTCCGGATTGAAGTTGCGCAGGCTGTAGGACTTGCCCGCGCCAGAGTCACCTAGGATCAGCACTGGAGTACCCATCATTTACCCCCGTTCAGCCAGTGTTCAGCCGTAAACAGCACGTCTTCGTCTTCGCTGTTGGCAACGAGCCAGCGCAGGTAACCCGGTTCTGTTTTTGCCAGCTCTGCGAACGAGACGCCTTTATGCTTACCGAAGCGGAGCGCATGCAGCAGGGAAGGGTTATTGGAGATGGCGCGCATTTCGCCCATCGTCCATTTCGCCAGGCGGCCCATATAGAGCAGCAATTCGGCGGTGACGTAGCAGTCATACAGCGCTCGGTGAGCGTAAAGCCCTTCAGGTACTTCCGGTTTCAGTCCGAGGCTGTAACGCAGGTACTGGTTGCTGTGGCTCTTGTGATCCGGCAGGAGCGAACGCGCCAGCTTAGCGGTACAGATCCACGGGGCGTTCATTGCAGGAAGTTTGGCTTTATCGAACTTCGCGTTGTGGGCGACGTAGGCATCTGCCCCCAGATAGCGGCCAATTACTTCACTGAGCAGCGGCGCGCCTTCCACCATGTCTTCGGTGATATGGTGAATAGCCATGGCCTCAAAACCGATCGCCACGCCTGGCTTAACGAGGTCGCTCATTGGATTGCAGATCACCCCGTCGACGATATCGACGCTGGCAATTTCCACCACGGTTTCCGGACCGCCTTCCAGCCCAGTCGTTTCGGTATCAATGACACGCAGCATTGTTAATCCCCTGTGTTCTGTAATCACAAACTGCATCGAAGTGCGCGAGCTGGTGGGCAATAGCCTCAAGGTCAGCTGGCGATAAGTTGTACATCAGGCACAGAAGCGCGATAAGGTTCATCGCCTGCTGCTGTTTGGTCGTAGCCTGCATATCCATTCCTCTGAAAAAGGTTGTAAGAATCCCGGCACCATAATGGCTGCCTGTATTTGATTAATTGAAAATTTGCTTTTTAATTATCGAAGAAAAAAACTATTCGAATATTTTCAGGGATAATATTTTTCTCTAACCACCATAATTCCAGAGCTCTGCTCTCCAGCGATTCATGAATATTTTTTAAAGCATCTACCGTATCTTCCCATTCCCGGAAAACAAAGCCTGGCATGCTTGTCCACCCACACCATGAATCGGGTTTAATACCCTTATCAAGATCTGCCGCTTGTTTTTCTGAAATCATTCCTTTGAATGGCATTGGAGTAAGGTTGGTTCTGAACTCCCGAATTTCGGCAAGACTGACGTAACTGTGAGAATGTCCATCACACCCCCATTCTTCTGATACCTGCTTGGTGTAATCACAAGCATCGTCAGGTATACCGCGTGGTTCGGATATCTTAGGCGTTTCGTCAGCGTATGCTCTTACTCCGCAGAGTTGGGAGAATGCTGCATAATTACGAGAACTCTCTAAATCAATACGTTCAAATTCCCGTTCGCCATCGTCATTTCCATACCATAGGTTTTTACGGAAATGATCATAATTAACCCATTTTTCTTCACCGTTAATTGAGCGTTTAACCTCAACCATCATATGAATATCGCAGCCCATAGCTATTTCCTTTATAACTGATTGATAGTCAAAATACCGTTAAACTTGAGATTCACCGCAGAACGGGCAGAAACTCATTTTTACGTTGGTTTCTAGGCGGTTCAGGTTTTTAGCCATTTCGCCGTTTTTCTTTTTGGCCCGGTACGCCAGTTTGTATTTCAGCATCATAAACAGTTTGCCTTCGGAAAGAGAAAGAACCTGATTATCCCAACCGGTATCAAAAGTGCTTTCGCTTACTTCAGCACCTTCCGGAACCTTCTCTTTCAGTCGCGCTTCGATATGAGCACCGACCTCATTAATGCAGTTGCACATCCCTTATCCCTCAAAATTTCGCGTCATAACCCGCTGGCGTTTCGTCAGCGTGAATGATGCCTTCGACTGGATAGCAGTTAGTGACGCCCATTTGCTCACTCGCTGCCGCTTCACATTGCTGCTGATTGTCGATAATACCGACAACAGCGTCCTGGTAATCACCGTTCGTCATGGTGATGGTCAGCACTAATGCGTACAGGGCTCCCATCAGTGAGTCCCCGCAGGCACAAGATTTGGTTCGATGGTGCGTGAGGCATAAGGGCGTCGAATGTTGCGCAGGTTGCCCTGCGGTTCGTGCCAGTAGGTGCCGTCGCGGTAGTCGTAGGAAACCTGCCATGCTGCGCCGGTGCGGCTGTTGCGCATTACGACAGCACGACCGTTATTTGGTACTGGGTTAGCAGCTTTCATGAAATAGCCTCCACGAATTCTGCGAAGCTGAGCGCTACTTCACCTTCAGCCAGACTTTCGAAATATTCCTCGTATGCCTTTTCCATTCTCATCCCCTTGCCGTCTTCCCGGCTGCCAGAACTTTTACCAGGGCATTCGCGTTTGAATGCGTTGTTTGGATGAGCTAACAATAGCTAAAGCGATTATTTGAGTCAATCGCTTAAACGATAATTTATTTAGCTAAAGCGATAATTTTATGATTTATAAGATTATTTATTTGATTGGGAAATGTGCGATGAAATGATATTAGCGAAGGAATTGGGGGAATTTTAATCAGGTCAGGAACAATAAAAAACCCGGCAAGCCGGGTTTATGCGAAGCGCTTGTACTCTATTGATTGTCTTAGTAGCACTTTAGCCATTACGTAGAACTGATCTTCGTCTTCTGACTCAACATACCATTTCTCGTAGATAGGGTTGTCTGAGATGACAGCAAGCCGATCTCTTTGCATCTGAAGTCTTTTGACGTGCAGAGTTTTTCCGAACACAAATACGTAAACGCCATCACCATCAAAATGAGTCACGCCAGTATCAACAAAAATTTGATCTCCTGGTGAGATGGTTCCATCCATGCTGTCGCCGTTAACAGTGATAACTTTTACATTATCTGCGGGGCGGTTTCCGAAAAGTGCGCGAGCCTGTTCAGTTGTGTATTCGATTGCTCTTATGGTTTCGATAAAATCACTGGTAACTAGCGAGCCAGGACCGGCGCTGGCCTTAACGTCAAGCACATCCACGCGGTAAACCTCATTCATAACTGGTTTAATTTGGCATAGCGTGTTTGCTTCGCGAATGCCAGATTCCAACATCTCACCTTGCCCCGTTGAAAGCCATTCAGGACGCACACCCAGAACAGATGCGATCTCTACTGTTTTTCGTGAGCCGTTCGCACCTTTAAGTAACTTATTTACGCTGGACTGAGCCATGCCTACATCTTTCGCCAGCCTAGCCTGCGTGTATCCAGCGACGTCCATTGCGTGCCCTAAGCGTTCTGAGAATCCCATAAAAGCCTCTTTTTAAGTCCTCTTTAAATAGTATCGCCAAGGCGATTGTTTGGCAAAGAATCGCATAGGCGATTGACAATCGCTAAAGTGATATACATAATCGCTTTAAACTGATAGCTGAGGTGATTATGAAGAACCCCGCAGTAGAAAAAGCGATTGCCCTTGTCGGTAGTCAGAAAGAGTTAGCTAAACGCTGTGGAAAGGCTCAATCAACGATCTGTGATTGGTTGAACGGGAAGAAGCGTATTTCTCCTGTTCATGTCCCAGACCTTGTTAATGCCGTTAACGGAGAGATTCAGGCATACGAATTTCGGCCTGATCTTCCATCCATTTTTCCACATCCAAATAACCACGCCATTTAGTCAAACCAGTGGCGTAACTCACTTTATGAGGATTATCACCCATGGAGAACGCAATCGCACGAAAGTTAGACCCGCCAGTTATCAATCCGGTTGAGATCGAAAGCGTCCTGCTCAACCGGCTTGCATCAGTGGGCCAGAAGTCTTACGCCGAGCATATGGGCATCAGCGAGTCGACAGCCAGCAGGCGTAAAGCCGAAGGGCATTTCAGCACCATGGCGAAAGAGCTGGCCTTCCTGGGGATTCAGGCCGCACCACCGGAAGCAGTGCTGGTATCGCGTGAATATCTGGCCTCAGTCGAAACGCTCGCTGATATCGGGCTGAAAGCCGAACGGGCAAGGCCGGGGCCGCTGGGGTGGGATTAAACCATGAACCATATCGAATTCATCGAAAAGCATGTGCGTGAAGAACTGCTGAAGCTCGGTTTCTCTCTGGGTGTGGCTCAGGGGGGGGCGTTCCAGGCTATCGACATGTACAAGCGCATGAGCCAGGTAAGCAGAAAGGGGAAGATTTTTGATGATGTTTTACGGCACGCAAAACTGTGGGCGGAGAAGCAGCAGTTACCCGCTGACCGCTTTGAGAAGCGAAAAGTTAAACGGAACGCCCAGCCGGGCCTGTTCTGAAAAGGCGAAAGCCGCTGTGCACGAACACAAGCGGCTCTCAGGTGCAACAAACGTCAGTAAATTGCGAGGTTAATTCTAATGCCAAAGAGCAAAAAGTACCAGGAAAATGAGGAACGACGCCTTCAGGATTCCCCTGACGGGCTGGTGGTTGCCGCGTCAAAAAACAGGGCGTTCGCCGAACGTCTTGTTGGCGTGATCCGTCTGGCTCTCGCTACGTCGGGAGTGAAAAATGGGCGTCGTTAAGTTAGCAGACTACAGGCCGCCGCTGGAGGTCGTGGAGCATCGCGTGGCGCAGCTGGAAGATGGTTTTACTCGTGTTGCTAATGAGCTTCTCGATGCTGTCATGGCATCCGGACTAAGCGAAACAGAGCTGTGTGTCGTCCTCGCTGTTTGGCGCAAGACGTACGGCTACAACAAGAAGATGGACTGGGTTAGCAATGACCAGCTTGAGCAGATGATTGCCAAGCATCACACACACTGTTCGACTGCAAAAAATCAGCTTGTTGCCAAAAAAGTCTTGGTCCAGGAGGGGCGTAGCGTGGGTATGAATACCAGCATCATCGAGTGGAAAACAAAGATTAACGGATTCTGCAAAACATTAGCTAAACCTGCTAAGGATTCTTTAGCGGAAGTTGCTAATAAAAACTTAGCTGAAAGTGCTAAGGAAACATTAGCGGAAGGTGCTAAGGATGATGGTGAAACCTTAGCAGAATCTGCTTTTAAAACTAAGCAGGATCTGCTAACCACAAAAGACAATATACAAAAGACAATAAACAATACCCCCCTACCCCCAGAGGGGGAGTGTGTCGGGCAGGAAGAAAAACCTGTCACAAAGAAAACTCAGATCGACTACCAGGCGGTGCTGTCTGCATACAACACCACCCTGGGAGACCGCCTTCCCCAGGCAGAGGCACTAAACGACAAACGTCGCCGTGCTATCAAACGCCTGCTGACCGAACTGAAAGAGCCAACCGTCGAGGCGGTGGAGAATTACTTCGCCGCTTTCGCTGAGCGAGCACCAAAGTTTTACTTCGGTGAGAACGACAGAGGCTGGCGCGCCAGTTTCGATTATCTGTTGCGCTCTGACACCCTGCTGAAAACCAGGGAGAAAGCGCTATGACCGACATGAACATGATCCCGCAGAACATCGAAGCCGAACAAAGTGTGCTGGGCGGCATGATGCTGGATAGCGGTAGCGATCGCTGCCAGACCGCCATGTCGATGCTCAAACCAGAATCGTTCTACATCCGCCCCCACCAGGTGATTTTCGCCGAGATGCGGGAGCTGGCAGCCAACCAGAAGCCTATCGACCTGATCACCCTGATTGAGTCGCTGGAATCTAAAGGGCTTGGCGAGCAGGCTGGTGGCTTCGCTTACATGGCCGAGATATCCAAAAACACTCCCAGCGCGGCGAACATCGTTCACTACGCCATGCTGGTGCGCGAGAAAGCCATGGAGCGTTACGGCATTGACAAGCTGAACAGCGCCACCGAGCTGCTGTATTCCCGCAACGGGATGACCACCAGCCAGAAGTTTGACGCTATTCAGACCCTGTTCACTGATATCGCTGACTACGCGAAAACCGGTAACCGCCGGGGGCTCCGCGAGTTTTCGGAAGTGATGGGCGACTGGGTGGACGAGGTGGAAGCGCGCTGGAGCGACTCAGACGCAACGCGTGGACTGTCGACGGGGATTGGCTCGCTGGATGACCTGCTGCAACCGAAAGGACTGGTTAAAGGCGCTCTGATGGTGATCGGCGCACGTCCGAAGATGGGTAAAACCACGCTGTATAGCCAGCTGGCCGTCAACTGTGCCGAAGTTGAGCAGCTCCCCGCGCTGATGTTTAGCCTCGAAATGCCGGATAAGCAGATTGTGGAGCGCATGGTGGGGCAGGTGAGCCGCGTAAATACCGATGTGTTTTATGGCGATCGGTACGACGACACAAAAGTCGCAATGGCCTTTGCTGCCGCTGGACGGCTGGCCCAGAACGGAAACCTGTACGTCGACGACACGCCCGGGATCACGCTGGCGCATATCGTCGCAGAGTCACGTCGCATCAAACGCGAACGCGGCGCTGTCGGCATGGTGCTGGTGGACTATCTGACCCTGATGACCGCCGACAAGGCTGACCGTAACGACCTGGCCTACGGGATTATCACGAAGGGGCTGAAGAACCTGGCGAAGGAACTGAACTGCATCGTGGTGCTGCTTACCCAGCTGAACCGTGATCTGGAGAAGCGCACTAACAAACGCCCGATGCCGAGTGATTCCCGCGACACCGGGCAGATTGAGCAGGATTGTGATTACTGGATCGGCATCTACCGCGAAGGCGCATACGACGAAAACGCAGATCAGGCGGCTACCGAATTGCTGTTGCGCCTGAACCGCCACGGCCCGACCGGCGTTGTGTATTGCGACCAGCGCAACGGTGCGATCTACGACTGTGACCAGGCTGCTGCTGAGCAGAAACGCCGCGCGAATGATGCCAGACCCAACAAAAAGAGGGAATTTTGATGAAAATTTACATTGCTGGGCCAATGACCGGCATCCCGAAATTTAACCGCCCTGCGTTCCATTTTGAGGCTATGCGCCTGTCGTCGGAAGGCCATGTGGTGTTAAACCCTGCGACGCTTCCCGATGGCCTGAGCCAGCCAGAGTACATGGATATTTGTCTCGCTATGCTCCGCTGCGCTGACGGCATTTTCCTGCTGTCCGGCTGGCAGAAATCAGCAGGCGCAAAAGCGGAACACGCTCTGGCTCAAAAGCTGGATCTGGAAATCATTCATCAGGAGAACGCGGCATGACCAACAAAACCAAAGAACTCGTAGCTGCCGGGCATGCGTTGGCTTCGGAACTGAAAGCAGAATGTGGTGCCGTTGATATGCGCAGTGTGGCAAAGCTGATCAGCGATTTGGCAACGCAACTGGAAGTGCAATTGGTGCGTGCTAATGCGCTGGCAGCGGAGAATGCGGGGCTGAAGGCTGGAATACTGCATGCCTCAGAAGATATGGAAGCACACCATGATGACTATGCCCTATTCAGCTATGACGCTGACGGCGAGCAAATGGACGCGCTATTACGGCTTTGTGATGCTCAGGATTCAATAGCATCGTTGGAGAATGCCAAAACACCAGCCACCGATGTTTTCCTGGCTGAAGTACGGGCGCATGACCTCAACGCTTTCATTCGGCATCACAGTGCAGAACTGGATGCGCATATTAAAAACGGTGGTGAGCAGTTCGACGAAAAATCAGTACGCATCAGAGACATCATCGTCTCAGCCCGCTTGTTCAGGGAGCAGATTCGCAAAGGAGTGCAGTCATGAGAAAATCATACATCGTTATTCAGCAGTACTGGTGGTGCAACGAGAAAGGCCATGGAGTTGAATACACGACAGACGGCGTTGACTTCGATAAGCGCGATAAGGCAATCAAGCATGGTCTGAAAACACAAGGTAGTGATGATTTCAACATCGGCGTTATCGAAGGCGGTAAGCTTGTTTCCTTCGACTGGATGAATGAGCCAGTGGGTGAAAGTGCAGAGACACTTGCTGAAATTGCAGAAGCCATCGGTTACGAAGGAACCGCCCAATGAGCAACATCGACAAACAGGCGCTGCGTGAAATCGCAGCGGCAGCAGTTGGCGCAC